AGGTTACCGGCGCTTCCGCAGCGCAGGGTGCAGCTATTAGCGCCTCTGACCCCGGCTTCACGCAGAAGACCCTTTCGGCTGTCAAGTTCGGCGCGCTTACCCAGCTCTCCCGTGAACTGATCGATGACACCGCAGTTGACCTGCTCGGCTTCCTCGCGATGTCCGCAGGCCGCGCGATCGGCAACACCTTCGGTTCCGCGCTTATCAACGGTACCAACGGAGTTAGCGGCGGCGTTCTCGCGGGCGTCTCCGTAGGCGTTACCGGCGGTACGACTGGCGTGGCTGGTGCTCCGCAGTACAACGACCTGGTGGACCTGGAGTACTCGGTTACCGCTCCGTACCGTCAGTCCCGGTCTTGCTACTGGCTGGCTGCGGACAAGACCATCGGCGGCTTCCGCAAGATCCTGGACAAGAACAACCGTCCTGTCTGGGAGCCTTCCACGGTTCTCGGCGCTCCTGACCTGCTGCTCGGAAAGCCTCTCGTAGCAGATCCGTTCATGCCGGCAGCGGTTACAGGTGCAAAGTCCCTCGCTTTCGGCGACTTCAGCCAGTACTTCGTGCGCCTGGCCGGCGGTCTCCGCTTCGAGCGTTCCGACGACTTCGCATTCGGTACCGACCTCGTTACCTTCCGCGCGCTCCTGCGTGGCGACGGTAACTGGGGCGACACCAGCGCGGTCAAGCTGTACCTGGGCAACGCTGCCTAAACCAGTACACCAACCTTGCCGAAAGCCCGGTAATCCTCGGATTGCCGGGCTTTCGCATATACTCGTTTTCATGACTACTGTCCGAATGCGGGTAGATATGCAGGGAGGCCGTTACGATGGCCGCCCCTGGCCGGGGTTTAAAGGCCTTATCGACGTTCCTGAATGGGAAGCTGCTGAACTGATAAAGGCCCAGATAGCCGAATACCCCACTGAGCCTGAGCTAGACCGGGGATATGACGTTCTCAGGGTTCCTGATCCTGACTACGAATCCGGCCTGAAGCTCGCGGACGGCGGAATTATCGAGAATGATCCGGGTGAGCATGGCGACAGTATTCCTGCTGTTCTCGACAATTCCACTATTCTTCCTGACTCTGATAACGACGACTTCTACCGTGATGACGACGATGACGAAGCCGAAGAGGTGACCCCGCAGGTTAAGCGTCCTCGTGCCGGAGACAGCAAAGGTGACTGGATCGAGTACGCAGTGGCTAATGGGGCAGACCGGGAAAAGGCTTCTGCAAAGACAAAGGCTATGCTAATGGCTGATTACTAGCACTTAGCTATTTAGGGAGCTAACCTGGAAATTGACACCAGCCTGACCTAAACAGGAGGACATAAATGGCTGACAAGACGATGGGCGGACCCTCTAAGGGCCAGTCTCATGGTGGCGACCAGACCGCGCTTCCGGGCCAGGCCGCAGGCAAGCTCCCCTTCGGCATCAAGAACCCGCTTAGCACGGGCGCACCTGGTACCGGCGGCACCGCGCCTTCCCCTGACCCGACGCTTCAGGCTCCTGTTCCGGCTTCTGCCTTCGGCGCGCAGAACGACGACACCAGCACGGGCGCACCGGGTACCAGCGGCACGAGCGAAGTCGTGGCTACGGGCGCTGCCTACACCGTGGATTCCATGGACGCCTACCCGAGGGTAAGCATGACAGGCGGTTCCGTGGATACCGAGCCCCAGTCCAACAAGTACGGCTCTGACACCCGCATTCCCGGCCTGGCCGTGCCCCGTACTACGGGTGCTCCCGGTTCCGGTGGCGGCGGTTCCGTCACTGACGGCAGCCAGCGCATTCACTAAGGACTCCCGTGGAAGATCTCTCGCACATCGTGATACCGAAGATTCCGGTCAAGGAAGGGCTTCCGGCTCTTCCCCAGGCCGTCATGGACGGGTTCAGCGACGCAGGGCAGATCGCCATGGCAACACAGCTAATGGGCTTTACCGAGAAAGAGGAGGTACCTGATGCAGGATCTTAGCCACCTGTGCGGCGACATCGGCACCGCCCTCGTAGGCGGCCAGTCCCAGGCAGCAGGCAACACCGTTAACCACCCTGTCACGCAGGTAGGTCCCGCGCCCGGCTCCCTGCCGGTAAATTCCCCGCCGGCCGTATCCGAGCTGGACAGCCCCGAGATCGAAGTACCCCCGGTGCATAACTACGAGTCGAAAGTAGGTAAGTAATGGCAGAGCCCACTGGCGAGCACGTAGTTCGCGGCGGCAAGGAAGGCGGCCTGAACGAGTACAACTACAGCGCCTCTTCCGCCGGCGACGTAGCCGGCTGGTCCAAGGTTGACGATAACGCAGGCGCAGTCGGCGCGACCGGCGAGGGCGGCGATCACTTCTCTGCTGCTGAGCACTACGGCAACGCGGGTCACTCGCAGCCCGGCTCGCAGACCTAGCGCAAAAGCATACGAGAACCCGGTAGCCGGTAGCCTGTTACCGGGTTCTCGCTACTTCCCCGCCTTGCGAAGCCGCTTGCTCTCCAGCATTTCACGAGTAGCGATCTTAGCATTCTTCTCCAGGATCTCATCTACGGCGCGGTAATCGCAGGTAACTACCGGACTGCGCTCTACGAAACGATGCATGAGTCCCACTATATAGGGAAAAGGGCAGCTTTTACTCCAAGATCAGGTAAGCTGTCTTCCATGCGTATCCTAGCCGCTCATGATGGCCTGGGCTGCGGCCATGTACGCATGGTTCAGCCACTCCGTGAGCTTGCGAAACACGGGCATGAGGTCGTATTCACTAAGGACATGGATACCGAGACAATCGAGTACCTGCGCGACGGCTCCAGGTTCGACGTGATCGTGGGGCAGAGGTTCGCCGGCTACGACGGCATGACCACGTGGCGGCGTTCGCGTACGCCCAGGAACCGGCTGGTTTACGAGACTGACGACGACCTGTTCAGTATCGAGGAGATCAACTGGGCGGCGCATGAGCAGTTCACGCAGCCCAAGGTACAGGACGGCATAAAGACGTACACCATGATGTCGGACCTGGTGACTACGACTACGGAAACCCTGGCTCAGGTTCAGCGGGATATCGGAGCGGAAAAGGTGGCAGTGCTTCCTAACTGCGTTCCTGAGTACGTCCTTGACCTGCCTAAGGCAGTTTCCGGTCGCCGTCCCAGGATCGGGTGGGTAGGGGGCGCTAGTCACGGGCTGGACGTTCACGAGGCTGTACCGGGCGTACGCAGGTTCCTCAGTAAGAACCCTGAATGGGACCTCTACCTCGCGGGCACTGACTACCGGCCGTCTTTCAATGCGAGGAACTGGGACCAGATGGCCCACGCCGGGTGGCGGCAGATCAATGAAGACGAGCACAAGTACTACGAGCTTATTGACTTCGAGATAGGTATCGCCCCGCTAAAGGATACTGTGTTCGCGCGTTCGAAGTCAGCCCTCAAGGCGCTGGAGTACAACGCACGCGGAATCCCTGTCATCGCTTCCAGTGTCCAGCCGTACAAAGAATTCGTCGTCCACGGCGAAAACGGCTTCCTGGTCAAGGGACAGCACGAGTGGCTGAAGTACCTCAGGCTGCTCGCTGACAACCCGGATCTCCGGGCTGAGATGGGGAAGAAAGGGAAGGAGTACGCCAGCAGGTACACTCATGAGGGAAACTGGCAGCGCTGGGAAGCCGCGTACGAAGGGCTGTTCTGATGGATATTCCTGTTGAAGGTACCGGGTGGCACAGGATGGCTCCTGATGAGATCAGGCTGCCAAAGGACCACTACGCAGAGTACACCAGGTCAGGCGGCGAGCTGATAGTCAGGATTGCCGGGCCGAACGCGCACGTCACAGGCAATGCCGTGTACCTGGAAACTGCCATAGCCTACGCACTGGACTGGTTCTACGAAGTAGGAGGCGAGCTGTGACTTCTCCTCTCGTTACCGTAGTTACGTCTTCCTGGCAGCGCCCTACTACAGTGGTTAACCACGCTTGCGCCAGCGTAGCCCGGCAGACTTACCCGAATGTCCAGCATCTCGTAGTTATCGACGGGCACGATGAGGCTACGGAGGATTCTCTCCGGCAAGCGGGCTATGACACTGACGGCAGCAGCCTCCGCAGGTTCGTTGCCCTGGGCCGCAACTGGTCCGTCCTGGCGATCAGGGCCGGCTACGGGGGCAACACGGGAGAACTGAGCGGCTTCGGGGCTACTGCCCGGCTTACAGGTTCTCTTCTCGCTGCCGGGGACCTGGTGGCGTACCTGGACGACGATAACGACTACAAGGAGTCGCACATAGCCGAAATGGCTGCCTTGTTCCAAGCACAGCCTCACATAGAGTTCGCACTGAGTGCGTGGCCCGGCCGTCCCATGATGCCGTACCCGGCAGTAGGCTGCGCTGATACCTCAGGAATCATGCACCGTACGCGCCTGGTAATGACCCATGGCGGGTTTGATCCCAGGGACGGCTACGAGGGGGACGGCCAGATGCTTGCCAGGTGGAATGCTGCCGGGGTACCGTGGGCGGGCAAGGAAACCCCGACTTTCATACTTAACGGCTATCACCACGGAGCACCACTCGGATGACTACCATCGTAATAGCGTCAAATCGCGAAGAGTCCATGCGCCGCTGGCTTGACGCGTGGCGCGTAGAACTGAAGGACTGCCGGGTGATCCTGGTAGAAGACAGCCCGTCTAAAACCTTTGACCTTAACACGGCGGGTTACAACTTCGAGCACTATGCCTGGGATGACATCGACCGTGACCTTGGCGGCGACTCATGGATCATTCCCCGCTGCACGTCCGCCGTCAAGAGCTACGGGTTCCTGAAAGCTAAGGGTGACATCACCTGGACCCTGGACGACGACTGCTTTCCGGAGGACCACCGCCAGGCTGGGTACAATGCGCGAGATAATTACTCCCAGACGATAACGATACGACTCAGTAGTTCCAGGATTAATTCCATCTGGTTTAACACCATGCAGGGTACCGGCCTGTTCCCGCGCGGGTTCCCGTACGATACAGTGCGAGGCGTAAGCCCAGTCGGTATATGGCACGGGCTCTGGTCTAATATTCCTGACCTGGACGGCATAACCGCGCTAGACCGACCGGAATTCAGGACCAAGCCCTCCAGTACTACTGAGGTAGTCCCGTACGGCAAGCTGTTCCCGATGTGCGGCATGAACCTTGCCTTCCGCCCTGAGCTGCTTCCTGTCATGTACTTCATGCTCCAGGGGCATGAGAAGACGAATAACGGGCTGAAGAAACTTCCGTTCGACCGCTTCGATGACATCTGGGCCGGCTTGTTCGCCAAGAAAACAGCAGACCGGCTAGGATATGCCGTAGTATCCGGCGCACCCAGCATCAGGCACACCAAGGAATCAGATCCGCAGGTGCGCGTGGAGAAAGAAGCTCCTGGTATCGCGGTGCATGAAAGCCTGTGGAGGCACATCGAGGACGTCAGCCTTGCCGGCTTCACTGATCCGGCTTCCTGCTACGTGCGCTTTGCCGCTGCCGTGGATACCTTCGGCCTGGTTGACCCTGACCACCGGAACTACTGGTTTAAGCTGGCGCGAGCCATGCGAACCTGGGCGGAGCTGACAGCATGACAAAGCGTATCCTCATCACCGGAGCAGGCGGGTTCGTAGGGCACCATTTCCTAGAGCACGTACTGATACACACAGACTGGAATGTGATCCTTACTGATTCCTTCCGGCACAAGGGCACCAGCGACCGGGTAGCCGAGGTACTGGAAGGCCATGAGGACTGGAGGGCGCGCACCGACGTGATAATGCACGACCTGCTGGCTCCTTTTACCGAGCGTGAAGCCGTGCGTATAGGAAGCGTGGACTACATTGCCGCTATCGCCTCCGAATCGCACGTAGACAGGTCTATTCGCGAGCCTGCGGAGTTCATACGGAACAACGTGGAAGTAGCCCTCAGTACTCTGGAACTGGCACGCAAGGTCAAGCCTAAGGCCGTCATCTGGGTAAGCACTGACGAGACCTACGGGCCGGTGGCCGCTGATGACTACGCAGGTCATCCTGAATGGGATGTAGTTCTTCCCTCTAACCCTTACGCCGGGTCCAAGGCTTCCCAGGAAGCTATTGCTATCTCCTACTGGCGTACATACGGCGTCCCGGTGGTAATCCTTAACATCATGAACATGATCGGAGAGAGGCAAGACCTGGAGAAGTTCATTCCCAGGGTTATCTCCAAGGTGGCACGCGGTGAACTGGTCACGATTCACGGTTCTGAGGGAAACATCGGGACCCGGCACTACCTGCACGCCCGTAATGTAGCCGATGCTTCCCTGTTCCTGCTAATGCACACCGACCCTTCAGTGTTTCCTGCTCACAAGTCCTACGACAGCCAGCCTGTATCTGACCGGCCAGACCGCTACAACGTGGCAAGCCCTGACCGGATCGACAACCTGACGCTGGCGCAGATGATCGCTGAAGACATCGGCAACCCCCTGAAGTACAAGCTAGAAGACTTCCACACCACCAGGCCAGGGCACGATCCGCACTACGGCCTGGATTCCTCGAAAATCAGGGCGCTCGGCTGGGAGCTTCCGATTCCGTTCCGCGAGTCCCTGAGGCGCACGGTGAAGTGGACCATGGAAAACCCGCGCTGGCTTTTGACAGACTAGGGTAGACTGCCGCCATGACTATAACTAGCGACCTCAGGTATAGCCGGGCAGGAGAAATCCAGCGGATTCTCAATGAAGCCTATGAAGACGAGCACGCGTTCATGCTCCAGGGCGGCGACAAGATCCGCACCAGCTGGATGCCTTTCCAGCTTGCCGACTTCGTAGCCATCATGACTGAGGCGATGTGCGTAACCAACGGGGTTAAGTTCCTGGAAGTCGGCTCAGGAGTAGGTACCAAGTCGATGGTAGCCAGGCACGTGTTCCAGCTTGTCACCACGGGCATTGAGTACGACGGGACGCTTGCCACTGTCGCCTCGCAGAAAGGCCGTGGCCCGGTATGGACAGGTGATGCCCTTGCCTACCCCGGCAGCTACGGAGACTACGACATCATCTGGATGTACAGGCCTTTCCGTGATCCTGTACTTCAGGACCAGCTGGAACAGCGCGTCTACGCCGAAATGAAGCCGGGTGCGGTACTCGCCGGCGCTGCCCTGGAGCATGCTCCTGGCAGCTGGACTACGGTAGTCGATGACTACGACACAGGAAACAGGGGAGCGTGGCAGAAGCCGTGAATGAGAAGCCGTTCGTAGAAGAAGCAGGGCGCAGGGTAGCCGGGCGGCGTAAGGAACGGGGTGCCGAAGGGACTAATCTCCGGTTCCATGACGATACAATCGCTCAGCTAATGGCTGACTATGCCGCTGAGGTGTGGCAGTGCGGCTATGACGAGGGAATTCGGGAAGGCTGGAATGCCGGTTACGCGGCAGCGGAGAATGACCAGTGACGCAGGAAACAGGGGGAGCGTGGCAAAAGGCGTGAGTGAGAAATGCGTCTGGGAGATGACGGATGACGAGGAGTACTGTGAGTACGTCCGCATGCGGCCCACTGCCGAAGAGGCAATCAAGCTGGCACTGTGCGAGAGCCGTTTCATCACGACCTGGCATCCTCCCTACAGCAACCAGGCTAGCGACATGATCGGTAACTGGATGGAAGAGCTGAAGACGGAATGGGAAAATGGTTAGGCGGCCGAGCTGGGACGACTACTACCTCGGAATCGCTGACTCCGTAGCCGTGCGCGCTGACTGCACCCGCCGTAAGGTAGGAGCACTCGTAGTCAAGGACAACTCGATAATCAGCACGGGCTATAACGGGTCGCCGCCGGGAGAGCCGGGCTGCCTTTCTGACGGTGCCTGCCCCCGAGGCCGTCATTACCGCACGCTGTACAAGGGCGGTGATCCTGTTGACGCGGGGAGGCTGCCGGCGCTGTTCGGAAACATGTGCGCCTGCGGCATGGAATGGCCCTGCGTGATGTCTGTAGCGCCTGGATCTTCGTACGATACCGGAGCCGGGACATGCATAGCCCTCCATGCCGAGCAGAACGCCTGTATACGGGCCGGAGACCGTTCCAGGGGCGCAACCCTCTACTGCACCGAAGAGCCCTGTGAGGCCTGTATGCGCCTGATACGGGGGGCAGGAATTAATGAAGCGATCTGGTACGGCGGCAGGTGGGACAGGGTGCCGAAGAAAGCTCCGTCAATTATCCTGAGAGCATGGCAGTGGATGCGGGGCCAGGTCCGGAGCGAGAGGCCGTAAAGCTCCATCAGTGGGAGGCAGACGCCTTCCTGCTCATCGTGGACTTCAACACCTTCCGCGAGCCCCGCTTCCAGCTCTCTTACGCCCTGAGCCAGATTCGCCGTCCCGTAGGCTGGGTCGTGGTAAACGGGTTTCAGCACAATGCGCGGAAGATATGGCGCACCGTCCTGCCTCCAGCAAAGTAAAATCCCGGTCCCGCAGCGCCCGTGTACCCGTTGTCACTTTGCAACTTAAAAGGTCCCGCTGCGAGCCGGGGATGCAGTTGTACCAGGAGTAACGCGGCCTTGTCAGGTTTTATTCCCCTGCGGTAGCCGGAGTGCCCCTCCCTGATGGTTTCCAGCCGGTGATGAAGCAGGCAGAGTACCTGGCACTTGGCGATCTCGGCTTCCAGGCGCTCCCAGTTCTCAGGGACGTTCGGAGAGTGCTTCGAGATGAAGGTACTGACGTCAAATTCCTTATCGTCCTGAAGCAAGTGAGCGAACTCAAGCTGCGCCGGGATGTCTATCGCGTTCGCGCAGCGCGGCCACTGGCAGCCGAGTTCCAGCTTCCTGCGGTCTACTTCCCGCTGCCATACTTCAGTACGCGCACGACGACGGGATGCATTCTTCGCATCCTTCTGCTCACGAGACGACGCCATAATGATTTAATGATACCTCAAGAGAGCCTAGCAAGGTTAGTACACAGCGAATACCGCAAGGCCACCGCTCGCACCCAGGCCTGAAAGTGTAAGAGGCGAGGGCATTACTCCTGCTGGAGCTGTGTACCCGCCGATATTAACAGTTGCCACAGTATTAGCTGAGGACGCACCCATGGCGTTATATGGCCCCGAGTTGTTAGCGGCTGCGGAAGCCAGAGTAGGCGCTGTAGTAGTTGTAGTCGTAGTGAACAGTACAATTCGGTACACTGTATTAGCAGTGAGGCTAACA